AAACTTTAGTCACGCCAGCAGGAGCAACCCAAGAGAACGTGCCGACGGTAGTAAATGCTTCTTGACCCGGAGGCGGCCCAAAAGACCGCTGGTTCATAAACGTAGCTTGAAGCGCACCACTCATGTTAAACCACTCCCTGAAATCAGCCAGATTCCACTAGACGACAACCCAGCCACCTTAATCGCCGTAGCAGAACCGTACTGGGCCAGTGTTCGTGAGCCAGTCGTGCCCGCACTGGAGAGGTTCATAACGTCTGAGGTGATTGCAATAGTACACGCAGTTGCAGCCATGTTGATAAAGGTGATCGCGGTACCGATCGGGAATGCTACAGAAGACGCAGCAGGTATAGTGAAGGTACGAGCGTTGTTATCGGATGCTGGGTGAAATATGTGCTTGCCCGCATCAGCAAGAACTAACGTGTAGTTGGCTGACTGTGAATTCTGCGGGAGGTTCTTGAACCCCACTTGGTCAGTGCCGTCTGCTGTGCAACTACTGAGATTGCCGGAGGCTGGTGTGCCAAGTGCCGGAGTGACCAGAGTCGGTGACGTAGCAAACACCAGTGAGCCTGTGCCCGTTTCGTCTGTAACCGCTGCGGCCATTTGTGCAGAGGTCGCTACAAGCGTGTTAGAGGTTAAGTTGATGGTTTTATTCGTCATCGTCGTCGTGCTAGTCGCCGTTACGATGTTAGTCGGCGTGATGATACTTGATAGTGTTGCCATAGTCGGTTCCTAATGTTACTCGTCTGCCGTTCGTGTTGATGGGAATGATCGAGCGCAACCGGGCCAGATTATGCGAACTGCGCCACCACCGCCGCAAGCTACAGGGGTTGAACCGCCGCCGTATGCCCCGCCAGTTTTACCAGAACCGTTGGAACCGCCGCTACCGCCTCCCCCACGGGTAGTAGAGGAGCATCCAGTCACTCCGCCAGCGCCATTGGAGCCTTGACCAAGAATACCCACTCCGCCACCACCGCCAGCGTTATATCCACTGCCTTCAGAAGCACCGCCACCGCCACCACCGCCTGTCCCAGCAGAACCACTACTGGGGCAGCCCGATCCACCATTGCCACCAGCACCTGCGTAACCCCCCGCGCCGCCACCGCCACCCGCAAAGCAACCCGTACTCCCCCCATCGCCGCCGTTGCCGCCTCCATCACCAGTGTATGAACCGCCAGATGTTGTAGCTACGATGCCGCCGCCGCCGCCTTTCACAACAGAAACTGAGCAAAAAAAACTGTTTTGTCCGGGGAATGCAGGGGCTGGGGAAGATGGGCCTTTGCCGCCAACTACAACCGTGTATGAGTTGCCGGGAACAACAGTGATGTTGTTTCTGTACCCGAGACCGCCACCACCGTTACCTGTACTTTGACTGCTACCGCCTGAACCGACAGCAACCACAGATACCTTAATAACACCAACGGGCGCAACCCACGAATAACTACCCGCAGTTACATAAGCATCTTGACTCGGAGGTGCCGGAGTGAAAAAACTACCCCCCACTATGTTAAGCATTATCCCGCTCATTAGATGTTCCCCGTCACAACAGCCACGGTAGCAGTGATGAACAAAACGGTACAAACGCCACGGCTCGCCAAACTAAACGTACTTATGTCTGCGTCAGTGCCGCCTTTGTAGACAGTGGTGATCGCAGAGCAGGTGCAGGTTATTGCCGCAGAAGTGTTATTGAAGATGCTGAAAGCGTCTCCAGTGCCGAACACGGAAGCATTGATTGTCACCGAGCCGCCTGTACCAAGCTCAATAAACTTACCCACATCGCCAATAACAGGGTTGTAGGTGCTAGTTTTAATGCCCGACAAAGGAATGTTCTGGTAACCAACTTTATTTGTGCCGTCTGCTGTTGTGTTGGAGAGGTTGCCGGAAGCAGGAGTACCCAGTACGGGAGCCGTCATTACCGGCGCAGTCAATGTCTTATTGGTCAGCGTCTGAACACCATCCAGCGTTACAGCAGTGCCGCCGTTACCGCCCACCTGAGCGTAGACTTCCCAAGTAGAGCCGTCATAAACGAGTTGCACACTTGCGCCGGTAATGTCGCACACAAGGTCTTGGGCCAGACCGCCAATCGTTGAGCCGTTTCTTCCGACTGTGAGGTTGTTAGTACCCCAGAACGATCCTGAGTCAGCCACAACTACTTGAGCGCCTGTTGCCGGAGTTGCTGGCAGCGTAACGGTAAACGCACCGCCAGAAGTATCTGCAAGTACGCCTTCTTTGTCGAAAGTGGTGTAGTTGGCTGTCTTCACTACATAAGTCAAACCACCGGCTGGAAGCACCGCAGAAGTCCACGTTGAGCCGTTGGATGTAAGGACGTTACCTGTTGTGCTGGGCGCAACAAAAGTAGGGGCTGATGAACCGTTACCCAAAATGACGTTGTTGGCCGTTAAGGTCGTCAGGCTTGTGCCGCCGTTAGCAACAGGCAATGTGCCTGTAACGCCAGAAGCCAAACTCACCGTCGGGTTTGCCAGCGTGACTGCCGCACCGCCGCCTGCACCATCAGTGACTATCATCGCCTTTGTGCCGGTGGCAATCGTCACGGTAGCACCAGAGCCCTGAGCAATCGTAATCGACTGACTGCCGGTCGTGGCGTTCTCAATGATCCAGACCTTCGATACCGTGTTAGGCCCAAGTGTAACGGTACGCGTTACAGTCAAGGACACTGCAGAGGTGATCTTCAGGTACAGCGAGCGCGTACCGTCAGCCGTCGCATCCGGCATCGTGAATGTTTCGTTGGCGTCCGCGGCCATCTGCTTGGTGCCAAGGCTAAACGCATCAGCGATCAGAGACAGGTTGGTGTTGGTGCTGGTGCCCCATGTGCCGTCTTCGTCGCCCGTGGTGATCTCTTTAAGGCGCAGATCATTTGTAAAACTAGCCATGTTAGCTCCTAAGCCGCTTTATCTATGTTGACCCATGTGGGGGTCTGAGCGTCATTTATATTAACCCAATTTGGTGTTTGTGTATCGTTGACGTTTGTCCATCCAGCTATTCTAACGGTACCTACTGCGCCAACGCCTCGCACGCCTACGGGGATAACGGAGTCATCAACCGATATGACTACACTACCTACAGCCCCAGTTCCGGCTACACCCGTAACAGCCTTTCTAACCAGCGGCACTACGTTTTGGACCGCGCCAGTGCCAACCACTCCGTTCACTGCGACATCGGTATCGTACGCAGGGGTAACAGTGCCTATTGCGCCTGAGCCCTGCACCCCTATTAAACGGGGGGCGACAACGTCTACAACGTCTCCAACCGCGCCAGTCCCGTCAACGCCGGTTACTGCAAACGTAATGCGTGGGACTGCGCTGCCTATCTGTCCAGTGCCTACAACACCTACGGGGGTAAAGATAGCCGCTATAACTAGGTCTACGGTGCCTACTGCGCCTGTACCTTGCACCCCTACAGGGATGACGATGTCATCAACCTGTACTTCAAACCCGCCCATCTCTCCAACGCCTTGTACGCTAGCAGAGACGATTGCTACTCGGGTTAGTACGGTGCCTACTGCGCCTGCGCCTTCAACCCCAACGGGGATAACAGAATCGTTTACCGCGGTTGTAACGTCCCCAACGGAGCCAGTACCCTCTACGCCCGTAACACCAATATTGGCGTCGTAGATAAGCGCAACGGTGCCAACCCCACCAGTGCCCTGAACACCGTCCACCAGATAAGCAGGGGCGATACCCCCGAAGCCGTTAAAGCCCCAAGCGCCTTCGCCCCAACCTTTATTGTAGGTGGTCGCGCCCATGGGCTACCCCCGAAACTTATTGCTTTTTGACATATTTTCTACGCCCGGTATCACTTGTAAATTCCACGGAACATGCAAACCCGAAACTGTTTTACCGCGCAGCGGAACTACGTGGTCTACATGCCAAGAAAACCCGAGCATATCCGATCTAAGCTGCGCCAACTCGTAAACTTCTTGGATCATCCAACGGTCTTCTTCGTTAAGCCCCAGCGGGCAGGCCGTTATCTTTGCAATTTTGTAGGCTTTTTTGTTTGCATTCGCCCGACCTTTATTGTTTTCAACCCATCCTTTGACTTGGTCTAATCTTTTTTCCCTATTGTGCTCACGATAGTACATCGCGTTATACACCGACATTCGTTCTTTATTTTTAGCATAATACTCTGCGCCCCAGTTTGGGTTAGCCTCAACTTTTTTCCGATGGCTCTCTCGGTGCCACTCGCGCTTGTTGACCAAATTAGAAAAATAGTTACTGTGGCTTTTAGCCTTCCGGCAAAGTTTGCAGTCATTTCTATAGCCGTCGGGGGAGTCTTTTCGCCTGTAAAAAAACTCAAGCTCCTTACTCTCCCCGCATGTAACACAGCTCTTCATCACGCTATGCGAATTATTGCGGTAGCTGCAGCGGCAGCGGGCATCTGAATCTGGAAATCCCCGGAACTCACTGTCTGGTCGCCGCCGAAGCTCAGTACTGCACACGCAGAGTTAGAGTTGTTGGTGTTGTAAATCATCGCGCCACAGGTTGTGAACGATGCGCTAGACCATGTGGTGTCAGCAAAGTCCGTAATAGCCGTAGTGCTGTCAGCAGTAGGAGTGACGTTAGTGAGCGTGTTGCCGCCCGCCGTGTACCCTGTGCCGCTAGCCTCGTCGGTGTTGCCGGTAATGTTGGAGTAGTTTGTACTTGCCGCGCCGTACGTACCGGAGCCTGCAGCAGCAGATTTAAGCAGCGCGATCTTGAACACATCCGCGCCGTTGGTGAAGTCGTGAAGTCCCTTGAGCAGCTCAACTTTAAAGCTGGTGGGCATCGCAGTAGTGACGGTAATAGCCATGTTAACTCTCCAGTAATTTCACAAGTTCCGGATGCCCCGCGGCGCGGAATCTATTTGCCAACGTAGTGTGGTTAGACCGCACCGCTTGTTTCATGTAGTGCACCAGCACCCCACGAATATCATTTTTGAACGCTTCTGCTTGGTCGCGGATGACAGGGTGGCAGTTACCGCCTACCGAGATTATCTTGTTCAGCGCCTGCTCGGCTACTTCTTCAGGAGTAAAGCCCCGCCCAGACACCAGCGTTGCCTTGATCTCTCCTATTTCTCCGCCACCCAACGCACTAAGCATTGCCTACCTTCCTTTTTATCTGGCCATCACGGTATGCGTCCCCGCGCAGTTTACCGTCACCAACTTGGATAAGCAAAGTGAGCGCCTGTACGTACAACTTCTCGTACAACGCCACCATGTCAGCTTCGCCCTTCTGGAAACGTATGGCTTCAACCAGTGCACCATTAAGCAGTGCTGAGTCAAACTCCTCGCCAAGCCAAGTAGTACCCGCCGTTACAATAGACTCTGGGTAGTACGAGAAGTGAATCTCGGAGTTGTAGTTTGCGTTGGGGGTCGGGCCAAGGATGAACGTATTCTGGTCAAACACAGCGTAGTGCTTGGGCTGTCCGGTGTCAGTTGGCCCGGGGTACGCCTCGCGTATGAAGTTCACGTCTTTGTTGAGCAAGTAGTAGTAGTCGCCGTCAGCGTCAATTACAGCCAAAGAATAGACGTACAACATGCCGGTGGGCATTGTTAAATACTTGTTGCCAGAGGTCAGCGAACCTGTTTGATTCTTACGAAACGCAGGCAGCTCTACCGTCGTGTAGATTTTCTGCTCGGCTTGTTGCGTAAACATAGCAAGCTGACCTGCTGTAAACGTCTGCTCACATATATCTTCTATGTTTGTCGTCAGTTCGCTGTAATTCACAGGCTACCCCCTACGCCATCGGCCCACGGGCCATTGTGCCCTTGGTGGCTGCGCCATTACCGCGGGTCTTAACACCGCTAGTTTTTACGTCAACCGACTGGTTAACCGTGTCTACCTTATAGACGGTCGGCGTGGTGGGCATCACAACAACTTTCGGCCCCTTATTGCTATTTTTCATGGTCATCTCCTAAGATATAACTATTCTTACGTAGCCTATAGTGCCACCGGCATGTACGCCGCCGCTTGGCTGAATGCGGGCCCGCTCTTGTGGAAATTCATTACCGTCTGGTCTTGGGTTACGCAGCGCCTGCGGGTCGTCCACGGGGAACTCACCAAGGTGTAGCTGCGGTTGATCCGGGTTCCAGCACTCTGGGCACGCTTTGATATTCGTGTCCTTGCCCTTAATTATAAGGTGTTTTAGCTCCCGCAGCTTGTACGGGAACCCGCACACATCACAAATAGCGAGGGCTTTCTGCCCAGAAGCAAACCGGTTACTCATGGTCTACCTCGTGTAAAACATTCGTGGCACGAACCTAACAGGGGCCTTTTCTCGATCTTCGCCCGCAGCTAACTCAAACTGTCGTTCATACTCCGCCTGCAGCATGGGTATGCGCGGCATCAACGCTGGGTCTTTCTGTGCAATGTAGTAGCCAAGACCGGCCACCAGACATGGTAGGAAGCGGAAGTTAACGTCCGGGGTCTGCACCCCACTACCCGCATCTTGTATTCTCCGCATACGCCAGTACTTCATTATATAGTACGGTTGCCCCTGTGTGCCTTGATCCGGCACCGGCCATACAGTTACCGTCGGATTTACTTGTCCTCGGTCGATGTATAGTTGAATCGGTCTTCCTTGAGCCAGCTTGTTAGGTATGCTTGAGTAGGTAGAGACGCTTATTCTGGAGATGTTCAGGTCAGACTGAGTAGTAGCATTACCTGCTCCTGTGCGAACGACGTGCTCCAGCAAGTCAATGGTATCCGCTGGAAGGTTATAAGTAGCCGTCCCTTGCACGAGGGTAAGTGTGCCTTCCTCAATCGTCCACATGTTGATACCGCGGTTCTGCCACTCTATCGTCAGCAGATTCATCGAACGGCGTGCAGTTCTAAGGTCGTAGCCAGAACGCATTTCCCGCCCAGCCCGCTCCCACGCTTCTTCCGCAATCTCGGTGAAGTCTAGGTTGAACGCGGTAGTGCCGGATGTTGACATTACTTTTTCCTCTTGAGGGGGTCGACCCTTTTGGGGGCCCCGGCAGGCTGACCTAAACGTTTCTTCTGGGCTATACGCGAGCTTTTTTCCGCAGAGGTCATTTCACTTGAGGTCTTTGGAGTTTTCTCGGAGACCCGCTTGCTCGGTCTACAGTAAGGCGTGCCGCGTTTTTCACCCGCCTGCCTGCCGCAATCCTTCCCCGTACGGACGTCCTTCCAGTCTTCCTTGAACCAGCGTTTCAGCGACGCACCTTTCTCAGTTTTGCGAACGGCCATCACCCACCCCGCTTACGGCACTTGGCAATGGCACCAGAAGCGTACGCCGATGGGAAAACTTTGTACTGCGCTTTGACCTTATGGTAGCAGGCGTCTTTAACGGCTCCGCCTTTTTTAAAGGCAGGGCCGGGTAGTTTCCCCCGGTCCACTGCTCCCATCCCGCGACAAGGCATCATGGTCAGACCATCCGACCTTTAGTGTGACCCTTAACAGCTATACCGTCAGCGCGAGTCACCCCGCCTGCAGCGTAGCCCTTCTTAGCCATACCGCCGCCCATCATTTTCTTGGTACCGCAGGAACCGCCCATTGCCATTTTCTTTGTCGGGCCAGAGCCTTCCATATCCATACGCTTGCGGGGGGACATCATCTTCATATCCATCATTTCTTTGCTCCTTTGCGCTT